TGGTAGGGCGTGGCGGACTTGAACCGACGACCAAAGGATTATGAGTCAGTGCGATAGCCTTGCATTGAGCCGCAATAACAGGCAGATCAACAACCTAGGCCACTTGATCCTGCATTGTCCCCGCTTTATCCTGCTCTAGCGTTGACAGTCGGTTGACTGCACCGACCTCTAACTAGCCAACTATGCCAACAGAGCTGACTAAGCGCTCTGCGAAGAATAAGATCCGCCCTTCTTCAAGCTATTGCCCCTGACATCACACGATCACTAGATAGCTTTGGGCCTAGTCTTTAATTTTATTATTAATAATTAAACTCGTACCAGCTGCATTAATGGTTCAAATGAATATAGCGCCGCTCTTCTGCCAGACGGTTCTTCAATCACCTTCAAATAATTATTTTCAACTAGCAGCCGAGAAAATCTAGAAGCAGTTGGCGCAGGTATTCTTGTTCCAGAGGTAAATTTATTATTTCTAAAAACAGGATTTGTGAAAATAAAATCTAATGCATCTACACTCCATTTTGAAGAGAGTAAATCATTAAACTCAACTTTCAATTTTTCATACAACCCTCTAATACTTTCAGCTATCTCCAAATTCCTAATGGCTTGTTTCTCGACTGCCTCTAGAAAAAATTCACACCAAGCGGTCCACTCATTATTTTGAGAAACCATTCGCATCGTGTCGATATATTGATCCTTGTGCTCTTCAAGATATCCGCTGAGGTAAAAATGCGGAGCAGAGATCACCCCTTTAGACCACAGTAAAAGCGTAACAATCATTCGCCCTATTCGCCCATTACCATCTTTAAACGGATGCAATGCCTCAAATTCCACATGAGAAACAGCTGCTTTAATCAATGGAATGTCTGATGAATTATTCATATAATCAAAAAGCTTATCCATTCCATCTTGAAGATGCTCTGGCGCGATAGGGATAAATAAAATATTTCTTTTTAATCGATCCGCCAAGTAATTTTGCTCAGTTTTGTACTCACCTGGAGACTTGTTAGCACCTCGTCCCCAAGATAGCAACATTTGATGAGCCGTTCTGATTAAATAAGGTGACAAGGGCTGACCAGAAAGCATTGCTTGCTGAGCTGATTTCAATGCACGCTGATACAAAAATGTCTCAACAACTTCGTATCTAGCATTTGAAGAATCCTTACCGGATTCTTCAAAATCAGCCTCATATTTTAAGATCTCATCCATTGTGCTAACAGTCCCCTCCATCCGCGATGAAATCACCGCTTCCTGGCTACGCAATGGCGCTAGAAGGATTTCGCTGTTATGCATGTTCTTTAGCATTTGGTCATAGCGAGCCACAGCATCTGTTGCCTTTACAACCTGCTGAATCAGTGCTGCATAGTCCAAATTTTTGGGAGGAAACTCTCCATAGTGATACTCAACTGCCGAGTCGAGATTCAAACCTTGCACTGTCTGATTCATTTTTGATCCTAAAATTCCAGCGAATTTTATCACCAAATCATTTTGATGATCAATTTTTTCATTTTTTTTACATTAAATCCACTTTTTGCGCATCACAAGCCAACTTCTTCATCACCTCAGGTCGAAAGCGACAAGCAACGTTCGTTGACTCCAACTCTTGCACATCAACTCCGTTTGTTCATCTCTTCGAAGTCAAAACGATAGACAACGTTCGTTGACTCCAACTCTTGCACATCAACTCCGCTTGTTCATCTCTTCGAAGTCAAAACGATAGACAACGTTCGTTGACTCCAACTCTTGCACATCAACTCCGTTTGTTCATCTCTTTGAAGTCAAAACGATAGACAACGTTCGTTGACTTCAACTCTTGCACATCAACTCCGCTTGTTCATCTCTTCGAAGTCAAAACGATAGACAACGTTCGTTGACTCCAACTCTTGCACATCAACTCCGCTTGTTCATCTCTTCGAAGTCAAAACGATAGACAACGTTCGTTGACTTCAACTCTTGCACATCAACTCCGTTTGTTCATCTCTTCGAAGTCAAAACGATAGACAACGTTCGTTGACTCCAACTCTTGCACATCAACTCCGCTTGTTCATCTCTTCGACAAGTCAACACTAAAAGCAAATTAAATCAAGTCACAAGATAGTTTTCAGCACAACTAGAAAGTCATAGAACACCAGTACGTGACAACGCACCTATCAGACCTGTAGCAACCAGCCAAGCAGAAATCAAAACAGGACACATCAGAGCCAATAGGGCTGCCTTCACAGACCAATCATCTTTCCTAAGCCGTGCTCTAGCTCGCACAGCAACTCTCGGCGGCAACAACATGGTTACCCACCCAGCAGTGCTCATGAGAATTACTAAAGCAGTCTGCGCAGCAACCAACAACAAGAGACCGGCTGTTACGATTGAGAGCACTAGAGCTGCATAGAAAGCTATGTTGCTGTCGTCTTTCCATAGGGCTTTGATACCCACCCAAAGAAAGCCTAGAACGGTGTAATACCGTAAGTTGTCGAATATATCTTTCACAGTCGCCGGCTTAATTTTTTTGTTCACAAAAAATCCATCTACACCAACAACATAGTCAAAAAGTCGATCCGCACGGCTTAAAAATTTACGCATACAGCTCCCTTCTCTATATACAAAAGTTTGTCACTACACAATTATTTACACCACTCGCCGTTAGGGCAATCGCCGGGGGATGCTTAACGGCCTTTGGCCTACATCCCCCGGCGATGCCGGTAGCGTGAGTCGTTGAAAGAGCGTCAAGAGCTTTCGCGGCATAAACGGCCACCTCCCCGCACACGGGTCCCCTCCATTTATTCCACGGTCTCTTGACCCTCCTTCAACGAAAGATAGCCTCAGCGAGCATCGTGGCGGATTAGGCGCACCAAGCACAGGCCTCTCACATCATGGATGTACGCCGAAAGACGAATTTGGCGACGCGAGAGCCCTACCGGAAGCTGATGGACCTAAGAAAGCCCGTTGCTTATAAGGCGCTGCAACCTCCAAGCCAAATTTTTCGTCTTTCAGCGACTTTTTGACATCTCGTCCCGTAGTGCTTCGTCTTTCGCCGCTGTGTACGACATGTTGCGAGCGCAAGCCCAATGGCTGATCATGATCACCTAACGCCTTCACCGAACCGTCGCATGGAACCTTGAGATGAAAACTGAACCTCAGATCAATCCATATCTCAATCAATTCTTGAACCTCCTGGCTCAGGACATCGCTCAACATCCAGAAGCTGTTCAACCCATCGCCCCCAGCATGGCGCTACGCAGCCTGGCACTAGTTGATGGTGTCGAGATAGACATAGATAAGCCACTGCCAGCGACTGACGAGTGAGCCTACCTTGATGTGTTCGCAGCAGCGGACGCCTCGCAAGAACTCGCCAGCAAGTAAGCAAGAATTTCGCGCGCGAAAATTCATCGACTCACTTCCAGCCCTAAGCTGCCCCCTCACGCCTTTTGGAATTGCAGGATCAAGAACAGCGTCGTTGCGCTGCGTGCGGAGGATCGTGAGAACCTGGCACCGAATACCCCTGAGCGCGCGTCACTGTCCTTGCGTTCGTCCAGGCCACCCAAAAACACGATTTCACCCCAATTGGCACTCAGCGACGTGGTGAACTCGCGCTTAAGCAGCGTGGGACTATCGATGTTGGAAGTTTTGGTGATGGCAAAGCTGGAGACTGTCTGGGTGACATCAGCAGTTATGCGCTCACCCTGGACGTTGGGCTTAACGTCGAGTACCAGGCCCGATGTACGGTATTGCACCGCTTGAACCGGATTGCCCTTTGGGTCTGTAGTGAACTGGCTCAGCACAGGCACTTCCTGCCCGACCGTAAGGCGTCCACTTTTGCCACTAACGATCCGTAAGCTGGAAGTGTCCAGCACTGAAAAGCGGCTGTCCTGGCTAACGATAGAAAGCACCGCCTCTAGCGTTCCTGTCTTGATGTTGGCTAAGGGCTGCATGGTGTTCGTGCGCTCGCCAATGCTAACCGTGAGCCTGTCACCAAGCAAACGGAGCGCACCAAAGAACCCAGCCCCATCGTCATCGCTGCTGCTGTACTCCACAACAGTGGCCTTCACAACTACCTCAGCCAAGGGGCGATCAAACTGATCGATGAGGCTTCTGGCCAGGGCCAGCCGATTGGGTTCCCCCATGAGCAGCAGGCCATCATCACCGGCTGCAACGACAGAGCCACTGCGGCCCAACAGCGGTGTCAATACCTTGTGGATCTCTGCCGCAGGTCGATACACAGGACGGAAGTAATAAGCATGTTCAGATACCCCCTTGGCATCTATGCTGGCCTGAACCACATCGGCTATGTCTTTGCTTGACTTCAACTCTTCGGGCACCAAAGAAGATAGCCCTGGCTGTGCGCTGCCCTTTGGCATGAACATATTGACGCCTGCCTGCTGGACGCGCTCGATCCCCTTGGAACTTAAATAGGCATCAAGCACTGACCTAAACGTCTCCGGCATCGCATCCTTGTAATGGATCGACACAACGACCTGTTTGATGCTTTCATCCAGCATGTAAGGCTCTTTGAGGATATCGCCGTAGACAACGGCAATGACGCTAGCCAAAGGCGTCTTATCCAAGGTTAGGCTGACTGGCCGAGCTGCCGCAGGCTCTGTAGCTTGCACGGTCAGGCTAGAAGCGATGGAGACCAGTGCAACACCGATGAATTGCCACACTTTCACTGCATTGCTCCTCGTGGAATAGACACCTCACCAGATGGCACTCGGGCCACCGTTCCCGCCTGGGTTGTCTTCCATGAATGAGCGATTTCACGGCGGCCATCCGGGAGCACCACAAGCAAGGCATCGCTTCGGCGGATTACGCCAAGAGCAACAGGTAATGCCTGCACAGCTGGCGCGCTGGCCACTACGGGCTTGTTCTCGAAATGCAAATAGATTGAAGTGCCGATGACGCCTAGCGCAAGGCCGGCAAGCCAGGCTCCGCGAGCGGCGATTTTTGCCAATTGAATTCTGGTCATATGGCGTCCTTTGAGGTGCCAAGGTGAAAGCAAACAATAGAGTCCTTGGCCCTCGCCAAGTACGAGCTGGCGCGTCGAGTACGCCTTGTAGAAATCCGAGCCTCGAAAGAAGTCCCGATCAGCCAACATGGCTCTTGGCTGAGAGCCGTATCTAACCAACGCAAAGTGGATCTTTGGCAGTTTGAGCTTGATTCCGAGCCACGCTAGGCCTGGCACATTGAAGCGGTCAAAGCGACGGCATACGACCAAGTACTCAACCAGACCGTCCCTTATTTGTTTGTCGAGCATGGCGTGCGACTGGCTGATAAACATGATGTCCCAGCCCAGTTTGCGAGCATGCAAGAACCAATCAATCACATCTTTTCGATCGGCGTCGCGGTAGTTTCTGGCGTTGAGGATCGCACCGCATTCATCTAGGATAAGCAAGCCGTTCTTGGTCTCATCGGAAGTTGGATTGCCCACCCCCAAAGCATCAAGGTCTGCGCGCGTTGGCAGGTCTGGAATGCGGTATGCCCGACATCTGGCTTCATCAAACCATGGAGGCAAAACAGCATCCACGAAAAGATCCACATTGCTGGCCACGATGCGGCCTGCACGCAAAGCATCGAATGCTTTTTTTACTGCCCAAAGCGTCTTACCTCCGCCTAGCTTGCCGGTGACGTTATAGACGGGCATCAGGCCTCCGCTGCGGGTGCAATGACATGCTCAAGCTGCCAGCGATAGAGATAAACCGCCACATCAGCTGAGAGCATTGCTGCCACACAGACTTCAAAGTTGCTTGGCAGCGCCAGATTAATCCCGATGTATAGCCATTCAAAGAGACCACCCGATGGCAACGAGTACACCAGGGTGCCAACGAGGAGCTTGATGCCAGCCCACAGTGCGATGACTACTGCGGAGTAGATGGCAATTAGCGCTGTAGTTACAGCTGCTTTTCTGCCCAGCCAAGCAGTAAGAAGCCCCACCACGCCAACAAAGAAAGAATTCAGAAATCCAAAGAGATTTGTCATATCAGTCCCCTACCGGAGCGACCTGCTCAGAAGATAAGAAGCGGCGCCAGATGTACCAAAGCGTCCAGCAGTAAAGGCCCCACTCTTCAAGCGTGCGGATCATCTGAATGAACTCGTTGCCGCAGACGTCGATTTGCAGTTCAAAGCTCTCAAAGAACTTCAGATCAGGGTTACGGCAAGCTGCAGCGGGAAGTCCAAAACGCAGTGATCCAAAGATGGCGCTCCATGCCACTTCAGCCGGGTTCTTAGCAGCTTCATCGATGGTCCTGCGAAGCTTGTCACCCCCTCCTGAAAGTGCCTCTTTTGTGGTCGTGAAATCCACTGACTTGCCAGCAAAGCCACCGTCATCAATACGGCAAGCAACTTGACCGGAACCACCGCAGCTTCCTCCACCTGTGGTCGATCCTCCTGTGCCACCCGAGCCACCATCCCCTCCAGGATTTCCAGAGCCATCGGAGCCGTCTCCCCCTGCACTACCAGGAACAGTCTCTACACCTTCCACCGTGGGTTTACCTTGTCCTGCGCCGTTGGGGTTGAGCGCAATGGTTTGCTTGTCACCGTTGGATTTATTGACGGTGATGCTCTCGGGTGCCCTACCGTCACCATGAAAGGTGTAGTTGCCCTCGCTTGACTCGACGGAAAGCTCACCACGACCAGTGCCTGAAACCTCAATGGCCACTTGGCCGCAGTTAGAGTTTTTTGGATCTTTCTGCCATCCCGTAGAGGTGTAGAGCACTTCGCAGGGGGTGTTGTTGGGCTTGGTTGTGGGTTGTGTGGAGTCGCGCTCGCAAAGCCCGTTCACCAATTTTTTGTATCCGGGGTCACAAGGAAAATCGTCAAAGGTCTGCCATACAGCAACCCAGCGAAGCGTTCCATTGATGCTGTACTGCCCGCAAGACGCTGCCGTTGTGACGCCCTCCGGTCTTTTGGAGTCCAAGTTGCTAGAGCCGCAGTTTGTTGCCGTCGTACCTGTGGTGCCCAGATCGATGACATAGAAATTCAGCTGCCGGTTCTTTGTGGAACTCTTGTATTGCCCAAATCCTGCTCCGCCAAGGGCTTTGACAATGTCTCCAATGCTGCCATTACCTGGGAGTGATGGCAGCGATTCTGCGAGGTCATAACTAACCTTGGGTTGAGGCTGCTTATCGCCGCTGGCTACAGCGTCGTCATACTTTCTAGTATCTGGATTCTTGAATACGCTGCTGTCGGCTGAATCGAGCCAAATCATTGGGCCATCCACCAGTGCGATGTCGGCCGGTGCATCGGCTGGAGCAGGTTCTTCAGGGTTCGTGAAGTAGACACCAAGCAGGCCAGCGCCCAACCAAGCATGCACCTCTGCAGCACCGATACGATACAGCGCACTTTCGCCAAAACGCTGGACGACAAATCTGGAGACTGTTGATGTGACAGGGGCCGCTGTTCTGAAGAGGACGGACAGTCCCCCGAATAGCAATGGATTGGCCGTCACCAACATCGGGGCAAGCGCGATGTTCATGGCGAGCAAGCACAGCAGGCCTTTACGAACAATGGTGTGATGGGAACGCCTCATGGCAAAGATGTCGGGTAACTTTCGCGTGCGAAAAATAGAGTGAGCTGCCAGTTCCGGACCTAGCAGCTCAGTCATGCCCTATCAGGCCGAAGCACCCTTACGTACCCAGCGCCAAGCAAAGGCCACGCCAAAGACCAAAGCCAACAGGGGGCCGATCTTCGCGAAGGTTGTGCCGATACCGCTGATGATTGCGCTGATGAAGGTGTCGAGGACGGTGTCCAACGTGGATTCGCTCTGGGCCATAGCCGGGCCAGCTGCAGCCAACATGACAGCCACTGTGATGCGCTGGTGGTTGCGAGCAGTGATGGCACGCAGGGTTTGCAGTTTTTCTTTCATGTGATTTCCTATTCGGGATCAGTTAAATCGCCTAACAATTTGCGCAGCCAAGTCCAGGCGAACCCGGCTGAGAAACCAAGAGCCCAGGCGATAAAAAGGGCTCCTGTAATTTTTTTTAAGGTCGGTAGGTCAAAGCTCACGGCCACCGACTCCTGAGCCAGCTCGGAAGCCAAGGGCGAAGCAGCAGACACCAGCGAAGCTCAATAGCGATGCGTGGATCTGCTGCAGCCACGGGGTCACTTCATCTATGAATCTGAGGAGCTGTTCGATTTGCTCAGGGCTCATTTCAGACTTCCGCCAGATCAACGATCTGAGCCCGGTGAAATGGATCTACGTGATCAGCGATCATTTCTGCAGCTGTCTCAAAGTCACTCAAAGCGAACGCATCACGCAAAAGCATCACCCAGCGAGGTTGACCATCCTCAGGGTTAGGTGCCAGAAACGCGCCGGTAAACGACGACTGGACCACGTAGCGCGCCATAACCTAGGCCTTCGCCGTGCTTTGAGGGTGAATGTCTACCAGGATCAGCTTCGAAGACTGATCTGCCCCAGCAGCCATCTCAAACACACAGTCGACAGCTACGCCACCTGCAGGCCAGCCTTTTTTCAGGTGCTTCCACTTTGCAAACTCAGCAGAGCTGCCAAATTTGAATGGACGCGTCACTTGGCCGAGGCTTTCTCCGCTCTGACTGTCTGGAAGATCCACGGCCAAATGAAAGGTCGTGGAATCAAAAGCGCGGCCTTCATAGTCACCCTTGCTGGACTTGATGCCAGTGAGAATTCCTTGTGCTTGAAATCGCATGTTGTTTCCTTTTTTCAGGCATTAAGCGAATGCCGGACTAGCACGCCCACTGCTAGCCAGCTTGGTAAAGACGCGCTGATATGCCGACTCGATATCGGTCATGCCAAACTTCCTCAATCTGTTCGGTAGTCTGTTTTCGAACTCTTTGAAGAGGCCGTGCATCTGCTCCTTGGGCAGATTGATGAAGGCCAAGACAGCCGACGCACCGGCGGTGTTCATGAACCAGCGCGCATTGCGCGTCACTTCGGCGTCGATGGTTTGAATCTGGATTTGCTTCTCACACTTGACTGGCTCAGGCACGGCCTGAACGCTCATCTCGCGCAAGATGGAGGCATGCCAGTCACTTGCTCCCGCGAAGAAGCCGGCAGGATTGCGCAGCATGTCGGGCTTCAGCACTCGTTTTTGATTGCCATAGCGCAGCTCAACGCGAATCCATTTCGAATCGTCTTCTTTGCCGAAAAGCTGCTTGCCCTTCTCATAGATGTTGGTGAGCTTGCCCCCGGCCCGCGAGCCAAGATAGAAGCTGCGCCCCTTCTTCTTGGAGAGGTGATCGCCAGACACATCGGAGTCAGGACGGTGGCCGAGGTGATCCATCAGGCCTGCTCGGTACTCTTCAAAAAAGCGCTCAAATACATCTCCATGGCCCTTGTCGCCGATGCCATCCATGAAGTCGGCAGCCAAGTCGATGCGCGTAATGACGCCGCGATGGTCTTCGATGTAGTCAGCCATGACTTGGGGCCATCCGCGCTGCGCAAACGTGCAGGCCATACCTTCCAGATTCACATGCAGCGTGTTGTTCTGGTTCTCGGCACGTTTGCCGTTATTCGTGGCCAGGAAGCCCACCCAGCCGACCGGATGACCCTTGCGAAGGATGTCAATGCGGAAACGGTAGAAGTCTTTGCCCTTCTGAATGAGCGGATCTGCGGTGAAGTCCTGGCCGAGTATTTCCGCGACCTCTTCCGCCAGCGTGAAAGCCTGCGAGCTGGCCTGATAGTCTGGGTCGGGCAAGTCCTTGAGCAGGTTCACTACACGCTGGCGGCGGTGCTTAACTTCAGCATGGGCAGCGGCGCGGCGGTTCTCGCTCCAACCATCACGCTCGGCCATATAGTCGATGGAGCCATCAGACTCAGGAAACAGAAGCTCAACACTTGGCACTGGGGCATGACGGCGGTTCACCGTGAAGCGCAGCCAGTCGATATGGATGTAAGACCACTCTTCAACTTTGGCCGCATGCAGGCGTACCTTGATTTCGCGGTTGTTGACCAGGACTAGATCGTTTTGGCGCTTGCTCATACGCCCTGCCCTGTAGAAGTTGTCCCCGTGTTACCTACGGGGACAAAAGAGGGATAAGCGCCGCCGTACCCACCAAAATTGATAGCAGTAGCAGAAGATGCTCTTGCACGAGACTGCTTGTCCCCCATGCCTCCTCCAGCCGCAGCACTCACGCTATCGCTGTGAGTGCTGCGGCTGGAGGAGGCTGGCACGGAGGAGAGTCGAGCAAGAGCGGCCATGGCGTAGCTATAGCTTTCCAGGCAGAAATCGAGCCACTGGCACACAGAATTTTTTTGCATGAGCTGTGCCATCACAACTTGAACTCCAGGGCTCGCTCAGCCGCTTTGAGCCGGACAGCTTCAACGTTGATAAAGACGCGCCGGCCGACTGTGATCTGGGGCCAGTAGCCCCGCTCGGCTTGAGCCGTCAAGACACCCAAGGGAAGGCCAATCGCCTTCGCGAATGAAGCACGAGTCATTAGGGGAGGCAAAATTTGCGATGCATCGCGCCCTAGATCTATCATTCAGTTTCCTCGTCTCACATAACGCCCTATGCGTTAAAAATTAACTATCCATGCGTAATTTATCAACGGATTCAGAAGAAGTCAATGATCAAGTTGATCGACTGCTTGACCAGCCCTACAGCATTCATACGCGGCTACGCCTCTTGGTTGCTGCCATAACCAACGGAGAGTCCGCATGGTCACGACTTGCTAAAGAGACAGGTGTTCCAGCTGAGAAATGGAGGCAGTTCGTTCGAGGAAGCACTCGTGCAAGTGCCGAAATGATTGAAGCTGTTGGCCAGAAGTGGCCTCAATACGCTCTATGGCTGGTGACTGGTGTGTCCGATGAGAAACATGGGCACCATGCTCCTCACCCCATGTGGTCCTTCCCCAACTTCGACCCAGATGCGGAAAATGACCCCAATGGAAGCGGCCACTATGAGAAGACGACTGAGTTTTTCCGCTTGGCTGCACATCTAGCAAGCACAGCCTGGCAAGCAGGACCTCCGCGCCAGTCGATGAATGAAAGCGGCGACTGCAAAGTTCAGTCCTTAAATCGCAAAGACAAACACTTCGAGCGGAATTTCACTTTGCTACAGACACTCTGGGAACTGAAAGAAAAGGAGTTTCTTGCGAACAACAGTCAATACGACACAACCAGCCCATGACGATCAAACGCACGGAATCGGGCTGGCTTGCGGATATACAACCAGGAGGTCGCGGAGGGAAGCGGTTCAGAAAAACGCTCAAAACTAAAGCTGAGGCACTTTCTTGGGAGGCATGGATAAAAACGCAAGTAACCCAAGATGCTCAATGGCAACCAGAGAAAAAAGACCTGCGCAGGCTCAGTGAACTGATTGAGCTTTGGTACACACATCACGGCGCAGGCTTAAAAGCAGCCTCGAACACATATGGACGTCTAAAGCGAGCCTGCACAGCCATGGGTAATCCCATCGCAGAACAGTTCACCGTCAATACATTCGCCAGCTACCGCACTCAGCGGCTTGAATCGGGAATTGCGCCTAACAGTGTCAACCGCGAACACGCCTACCTACGTTCGGTCTTCAACGAATTGCGTCGCTTGGGCCACTGGAAGAAGCCGAACCCACTTGGTGAATTGCGCCAATTCAAGATCGAAGAGCGTGAACTTTCGTTCCTCACTTTTGACCAAATACAGCTACTTCTAGGCGCGTTGATAGATGGCCGTAACCGACATGCAGCTTTAGTGACCAAGATCTGCTTATCGACTGGTGCCCGTTGGGGAGAGGCGGAAAGTTTGGAGGCTCACCACCTTAGGAACTGTCAGCTCCAATTTGCAGGAACCAAGTCAGGTAAGGTACGGGCGCTCCCCATAACACCCGAGCTTGCGGCAGAGCTAAAAGCCCACCACGATCCACATGAAACCGGTCAAAGGCTTTTTGCGCCCTGCTACTCGGCGTTTCGCGAAGCTATTGAGCGGGCTAGCATCAAGCTCCAAGATGGACAACTCACCCATGTTCTACGCCACACGTTCGCATCTCATTTCATGATGAACGGTGGGAATATTTTGGTTTTACAGCGCAGCCTGGGGCACGCGAACCTAACGATGACCATGCGCTACGCCCACTTGTCACCCGATCATCTACAGGAAGTTGTAAAGCTCAACCCCTTATCTGCGTTGACACTTCGTTGACAGCCCCAAAGAAAAACGGGCTACGATTTCTCGTAACCCGTTGAATTTAT